GAACCCTGGTACGAATCTGTAATGTGTAAAATGTATTTTCTTTTCTCTATTCGGATCGTCCTGGTTGAAGTTTCTACGAATACTTAATACCTTTTTGGATCTTTCCTCTACAGTAACAATATAAGGTAATGCTACACCATCAGGATCATTAAATGGTTCAGGAAGATCAAGGTAACAATGTTGTTCCAATAATACATATTGTGGGTCATTATCACTGGAAGGAGAGAAACCAAGAATAGTATTCATCTTCTCTTCCATTGGACCCTGTTCTGGAGTTCCTGCTTGGGGCAAATCTATTTCATTATAAATATCCAAAGACATATCCCGTTTCATATCATTCGGACTTCTATAAATAACGTGGGTATAACGATCTGCTCTCCGAAGGTCACTCGCATAGTAAGATACATAGAACTGATCTATAGGAACAAACTCTGATACTGGACGTTTAAGATTAGCATCATAGTAAATCTTTTTAAAAGCTGATCCCATTAACGGTAGATGGAACAGCATCCGTTCAAACTCGTCAAAGTACTCTGTCATCTGTTCTGTTAATTGATAATTCATAAAGTCCTTAACACGATTAGCTTGCATTTCCTTTTCAGGAGTTTGCTTACCTATAATCTGTGTCTTGACAGGACCAGCAGCAGGAAAGAGTTCTTGGGATGCTTTAGATTGAAACTTTACAGCAGACTCAATGAGTAGTGGGTGTACAGCCGTACATGCACCTTCAAATGGTTCCGTAGCATCTTGAAGTTTTAGACCAAGAAGATCAAAACCCCTTTCAAACATATCCTCCCACTCACCACGAGATTCCTTATCACTCTGATAATTATCATAGACTTGAATAGCAATATCTTCTAAATCAGCATCATCTATTTGTTCACATAGATTATCGTACCATTCACCTAGACCTATAGTTTCTTCACCTTCAAAAATCTCTTCTTCTGTTCCAAAATCTACAGTTACCCCACCATCATCATCTACTTCAAAAGATGTAGCACTACCTTCTACTGCTTCCATTTGCATGGGAACAACATTAGATTTCATTAGGTCATACGGATTCTTTTCAACAGCCATATAATATCCTCCACTTTACACTATATATTATACACTTAAAAGTTCCAGTATGCAACTCTTTTTTTTGTTGGAGGTGCATCTTCCCATTCAGGATCATCAGGATGTAGCAAGTTCCATGATTCTTTCATATAATGAATAGCCATTGTCATAGCATCTACTTGGTCATCGTGAGCAGCATTTGGAAAAGTAATCATCTCATCCACCAGTTCTTCAGCCCACTTCCTACCTTTTGGAAACCAGACACGACCAGCTTCAAGTGACGGAGTAGCAGCGTATACTCTAGCTACCTTATCCCTATCAGGCATATACTCCAGTACAGGTAGACCACCTCTACGCATATCCTGTATTAAAGACTGACCACTAGCTTTCTTTTCTATAATACAGACATCAGGATTATGTTCATTATAAGACATCTGAGCCATACGTCTTAGTTCAGGATATTCATATCGACCACGTAGATTACCTAATAAAATTAATTGAGCCTCGCTTGTTTCTCTACCATCGTGAGTTTGTTCTGGTGCGTAGAAGATACCCCATGTTTGTATTACACTATAGTCAGCCGTAGTCTTGGTGGAGAAAGCTGTATCATATGTTTGAATAATAAATTCACAGCCAGGAGGATCATCGTAGGGCCACCACTCAATCCACTTCTTTTTAATAAGACCACCCTCTTCTGGTGTGGGATTCTGCATATACAGTGACTCCCAATACTTAGTTCCATTGGTAGCCTTTATTTCTTCCTCGTCTATTTTTAAAATCTCTTTTGGTTTCCATTCAGGGAAGTAGGAAGATCCAACAGGTAAGTCTAAAAGTTCTGATGTATCTTCATCTACCCATGCAGGTATCTTTATAACTTCCCAAGGTATTGTACCGTAGTCCTGCATCTCCTGTTCCTGCTTTAATAACCACCCACAGAGATCATCGTGATGGTATCTCGTATTGATAATAACAATGGAACCGTTAGGCATGATACGAGTACGTAGACCAGAAGGCCACCATTCCTTTACGTAACGTCTACCTGCCGCACTGAAGGAATCCTCTTCAGACATCACATCATCCAGTATAGCTATGTGAGCACCACGACCAGCTATCTGTGATCGTACACCAGCAGCATAGTATGATCCCTTCTGATTAGTCTGCCACTTACCAGCAGCACGTACATCCTGTCTTAGACGTACTCCAGAAAAGATATCCTGAAATGTTTCACTATTAACTATATCCCTTACAGACCTACCAAAGTCTGAAGATAACTGATCACTGTGAGAGACTGTCAATATCTCATGGTTAGGGTTTTGTCCAATATACCATGCAGGGAATAACTTGGAACAGATAACAGACTTGGAACTACGTGGTGGTAGAAAGACCATCAATCTCTTTAGATCACCATCCTGTATCTCCTGTAGTTTATTGGATATAACTTCAATATGTTTACCCATCTCCCAATCAGATACAAGAGATGGAGCTATTAACTTTACAAAAGATAGAAAGTTAGTATGAGCTTTAGACTGTTGATAAGTATTTAAGGATTGTCTTAAAGATAATAATCCTTCTATCTGTTCATAATTAATTGATATGTTTTCTTCTGTATTCATTGTATTTGTGGTCATCTAAAAATAATTCCCTAAGTTCA